TGCTGGCGACCAGATAAACGGGGCGTTACGCCTGATTGGGATGTTGGCAGAGGCGGAGACACCTTCAGCCGCTACCTCTGCTGACGCACTGTCGGCGCTCAACCAGATGATTGACTCATGGAACACTGAGCGGTTGTCGGTGTTCACCACGCAAGACCAAGTGTTCACTTGGCCTGTAAATCAAGCTACACGCACGCTAGGCCCGACAGGTAACTTTGTTGGCAACCGGCCTGTTTTGGTTGACGATGCTACCTATTTTAAAGATACCTCAAACGGTACTTCGTATGGCATCAAGATAATCAACGAACAGCAGTACAACGGCATTGCTGTCAAGAACACAACCAGCACCTACCCGCAAGTGTTGTACGTCAACATGGGCTACCCCGACATTACGTTGACGGTGTACCCTGTACCTACCTCACCGCTGCAATGGCACATTGTGTCGGTGGAAGAATTGACGCAACCGGCAACACTGGCAACTACGTTGTCCTTTCCTCCAGGCTACCTACGATGTTTTAGGTTCAATCTGGCTTGTGAACTTGCCGCTGAGTTTGGCGTAGAGCCAAGCCCACAAGTCTCGCGGATTGCCATGACTAGCAAGCGTAACATCAAGCGCATCAACAACCCTGACGATGTAATGGCAATGCCCTACGGCATAGTCGCCAATCGTCAACGTTACAACATCTACGCTGGCAACTTCTAATGAAGTCTCCCATCCTTGGATCTTCCTATGTCGCTCGTAGCGTCAATGCTGCGGATAACAGGATGGTCAACCTTTTCCCAGAAGCCATTCCAGACGGAGGGCAGACAGGCGGGTTTTTGAACCGAGCGCCTGGGCTTGACTTACTGGTAACGGTTGGGACGGGGCCGATACGGGGCTTGTGGACGTTTAATGGCGTTGGCTATGTGGTTAGCGGCACTGAACTCTACAGCCTTACCACGGCCTATGTAGCCACCTTGCGTGGCACGGTAGCAGGCACTGGGCCGGTCAGCATGAGCGACAACGGCACTCAGTTGTTTATTGCAGCCGATGGGCCGGGTTATATCTACAACAGCACTACGGCAGTTTTTGCCCAGATTACTGACGTTGATTTCGCTGGCGCATTGGTAGTTGGCTACCTAGATGGCTACTTTGTTTTTATCCAACCTGACAGTCAAATATTCTGGGTAACGCAACTGCTGGACGGTTCCTCCGTTGACCCGCTTGACTTTGCCAGTGCCGAGGGTTCGCCTGATGGTTTGGTCAGCCTGATTGTTGACCACGGGCAAATTTGGCTGTTTGGCACTAACTCAGTCGAGGTTTGGTACAACTCTGGCGCTGCTGACTTTCCCCTGACCCGCATCCAAGGCGCGTTTAATGAAATCGGCTGCGCTGCGACCTTTTCTGTCGCCAAACTGGATAACGGCATCTTCTGGCTGGGCGCAGATGCACGGGGGCAGGGTATCGTCTACCGAGCCAATGGTTACACCGGGACTCGGGTCAGCACTCACGCCATTGAGTACGCTATTGCTCAATACAGCGACATTTCTGATGCCATTGCCTACACTTACCAACAGGAAGGCCATGCTTTCTACGTTCTGACGTTCCCCACCGGCAATGCCACCTGGGTCTACGATGTGTCTACCCAAGCATGGCACGAACGGGCTGGGTTTAACAATGGCGAGTTTATGCGCCACCGCAGCAACTGCCAGATGGCGTTCAACAGCCAAATTGTGCTGGGCGACTATGTTAACGGCAACATCTATGCTTTTGACTTGGATGTGTACGCTGACAACAACAGCATCCAAAGATGGTTGCGTTCGTGGAGAGCGTTGCCGACAGGCCAGAACAACCTTAAACGCACAGCCCACCACACCTTGCAACTTGATGCCGAAACAGGTGTAGGGTTAAATGGGATTGCTACTCCAGGAACACTATATCTTCAGACTGAGAACAATAATTTTTTAATTACTGAAAACGATAATTTTCTCATAACAGATCAAAATTCAACTGTAACTTTAGGTGCTGACCCGCAAGCTATGTTGCGCTGGAGCGATGACGGGGGTCACACTTGGTCAAGTGAGCATTGGGCCAGTATGGGCAAAATTGGTGAATATGAATACCGTACTTTTTGGCGTCGGCTTGGTTCGTCCAGAGATCGGGTGTATGAAGTTAGTGGCACTGACCCAGTAAAGATTGCCATTATGGGCGCTGAGTTGGTGCTGAGTCCAACGTCAAGCTAATATGGCAAACGTCACTCAAATCCCTGCGCCCCGAGTTACTTTTACGGAAAATGGGCAGATTACGACCCAATGGTTTCGTTGGCTCAACAACGTCTACACCATTACCGGCTCTGGTCTTGGTATCACACCAGTTGTCAATGGCGGCACGGGCCTAGGTACAATTCCCTCTAATGGGCGACTTCTCATCGGTAACGGTGTAGGTTACACGCTGACAACATTGACTGCTGGCACTGGCATCACTGTGACGAACGGTGCAGGGACAATTGTTGTGGCCTCCAGTGGCGTTACAAGCGTAGGCGGCACGGGCACGGTTAACGGCATCACACTGACCGGCACAGTTACCACAGCAGGCAACCTAATCCTTGGCGGTGCGCTGAGTGGGGTTAGCCTAACTACGCAGGTTAGCGGTATCCTGCCTATAGCCAACGGCGGAACAGGCACTTCCACTGCTGGGGTTAGCGCCACAATCGTGACTGCTAAACTGACCGCACTCGGCGCAGACGGCAGCATGACTTTTACAAACGGTTTGCTTACAGCGCAGACTCCTGCGACTTAGGTTGGGTAACAAGGAGAACAATTATGGGTTGGGGTCAATTAATAGGTGCAGCAGCAGGATTTTTAATTGGTGGCCCGTCAGGTGCATCGGCTGGTGCTGCTCTTGGCGGCGGTCTTGATGAGGCCACAGGCGGTGGGCAAACCGGCGCTGCGCGTGAGGCGGCGCAGATTGCAAATGCTTCTAGCGACCGTGCTTTGGCGTTGCAACAACGTATGTACGATGAAAGCATTGCTAGGCAGCAACCGTACTATCAAGCTGGTGTTAATGCGCTTCCAGGTTACCTCAAAGGCATTGCCGCAGGCGGCGAGTATGTCCGGCCTTTTACGATGGATGACTTTAGAACTGACCCAGGTTATGCGTTTCGGTTGTCAGAGGGCCAAAAGGCACTTGACCGGCAAGCTGCTGCCCGTGGCGGTCTGATTTCTGGTAGTGCTTTAAAAGCCGCCCAACGCTATGGACAGGATATGGGTACGCAAGATTACGCACGAGCGCTCCAAGATTTCTATGGACGACAAGACGTTGCGCGAAATGCTGCTGCTAATGTAGCTGGCTTTGGCCCAACTTCCAATGCACTAGCAGCCACAGCAGGAGCCAACCTTGTAACTGGCTCTGCCCCTCTCATGCAAAACCAAGGCTATAACACTGCCAACGCTATGCTGGCTGGGGAACGCGCAAGACAATCGTCCTACGGAGAGATAGGAAAAGCGCTTGGGTCTGGTGGGTTTAGCAATATGTTTGGAAATTATGGGCGTTCTCAAGGCCCTGTATCAATGCCAGGGTACGGCGGTATGTACGATCCTGCTTACATGGGGCGCTAATCATGGCACTTAATTTTGGACTTCTTGACCAGGGTGGCCCGACAAATTTTTTTGAGGGCTACTCGCAAGGCCAAGAGAAAATGCAGGCCAATGCAATGGCCCAGCAAAGAGCAGCGCAGGCCCAGCAAGAGTTCGGTATGCGCCAGCAGGAGTTTGCCGCTGGTCAGGCTGAGAAGAAACGCCTGTCTACCGCAGCCATAGTCACGCAAAAAACAGCTTCCGCAAGGGACGCGCTACTTCGCGCCCCGACAGCGGCTGATGCCCGTAGGATTGTGGAGATGCAGTACGCAGACCCAGACCTTGGCCCAATTAGAGGCCGCTTTGGTTCTTTGGCGCAGGCTTTAGCTGAAGTTCCAGACGAGCCAAGCGCGTTTCAGCAATACAAAGAACAAGAAGCTATGGGCATGGAGGCGTTTCTTAAACAGCAAGGTAGTAATAGAGCCTTTACCACTGCTATGGGCGGCGCTCCGCAGGCTAATGCTATGGCTCCTGCTTCTGCGCCTTCTAACGCCATGGTTGCACCGGCCATGTCAGGCGAACTGCAAAACATG